GACAGGCCAATAGTAGTTGCACTTATCACAACATGATACAAATCCATCATGCATAAACTCAGAATAGAACTCTGGATCTTTGCGATATAGATTATTGCGATGTGATTGATGAACACGACTATCACCATGCCAAGGTGGAAGAACTACCTTGTTACCACGATACCAGTTCTTTTCATGAATGTCAAGAATAGCATTCCAGTTGTTTTCAGTTTTGATTCCACGGTAATCGCATTCATCTTTGATGGCATAAAGATAATTAAACAAAGACATATCATAATTACGCCACATATTTACCGCAGGATGATTTACCCAAGCGCCTGTGCGCTTTCCTGAGGCTAAAATGCCATAGATCTGACGACCTTCTAGCAGTTGCTTATTAAGACGTTTGTTATCCAATACCGTTGCTGATTTATGAAAATCATCAAAGGGTACAAAAGTTTGCATAATAGTATCCTAACTACATATGACGGGCAAAAATGGCATCAATTTCAGATAATTCGCTGGGAGACATTGCTGCATTGCGTCGTTTGTCCCACTCTCTATAAATCCTGTTGTGCCCGTTTGTGGGGGCAGCAAAAAGATTAGAGAATATCTTTTTGATTGTGTTCATAGATATTCCTCCTTAAATTTGTAATGCTATTATAGTGGACGATTGCCCTTAGAGTCAATCTTAAGTCGATCAATAACTTCTTGAACATCTTTCATTGTAGTGGTTCTCTTAGCGCCAGCCTCTTTGTCCCATTTCTGGGACAATTCGTTATGCATACCATCGGCACGCCCCCAGTGTTCTCCATTAGAAATAATGTGGTGTCCATCTGCTGTAACATACCATCCAAGAATTTGCTTAAGAATATCATTTTCTGCTGCCGTCATATGCTTTTTATTATCTGCCTTAAGAACGGTATTCCAACAAACATCGACCGCTGTGGCTGATGAATGATTGGAAAGTCCAGCGCCTGAACGTGCTTGGCGGTACACCCAACATGCCACCATTTGCTTTTTTGTTAATTTCAAGCGAGCAGGCATAAGGCGATTCCAATCAGCAAGGTAGGCAGCAAAAACAACGTGAGGTCCTTTTGCAGCATGAATTGTATGGCTTGTTCCAGGAATTCTAATAGCCACTAAGCGGGGATCATGTGCATCCTTAATTGCAGGCCATCCATTAAGACTAACTTCCATTTTCTTTCTCCCTCATTAGTTTTAAAATTTTATTAACGTCAGTATTCCAGTTTGAAATAAGATGATTAGACCCTTCCTCACATGGCACTAAGCATTGATGAGTTATACACACATAGGTGTCCAAGTCGTCGTCCATTGACTATGCCTTCTTGAATGGAGAAAAACTTCCGCCCCAAATATCTTTCTTTACATTCCATTCCTTTGGAAGCATTGATACTGCTCCAAGAGCACGGGCACGAGAGATAATATGGCGACGAGCAGCATCGTAGTTAGATGCACGACCAACTGACTGAATGGCATTAGCCAAGTCATCTCTATTGGCAATGGGAAATGATCCGTCAGACATTGCTACACCTGACTGAGACATTCTACGACGGTCTGCTGTGTTGTAGTCTTTCTTAGAAAAATTGTTATTCATATAACTATTCTATCATGGCTTTGTTTTAGTGGGCGGCGTGGCCTTTAATTCATCTAATTCTAGTTGTGTTTTAACCAGTTCCATTGTGAGATTGGCAATTTCAATCTCATAGTTATTTACAATCTTTGCAATTCTTTGAATAGTATTGTTCAAAGTAAAACTTATAACGTCATTATCCTTGCTCATTTTTTCTCCTTATTATTAGTTCGCCATCGGCAATCATCGAATCTAAAAAATATTTACCTATCCAGCAAAAAGAATTTTTTTTAAACCAAAAATCTTTTTTTATTACTAGATTAGTTGTATAGGAAGATAATTCTTCCGACCATTGCTTTTCCCATAATTCTGCTGTCCATTTAGGACCAGTCCTGTATTCTTTCAGGAAGTACATGTCAGAATTGCTTCATGGAAACACGCAACTGCCAGCACCACTTCTCATGCATATCTTGGCGATCTGCCATAAGATTTGCAATACCTTGCTCATTAAGGGAGGTAGCGAGATCGAATGCTTTGACAATTGACTGAATGATCATCATGTTTGCATTGTAAAGATCCTCAACCATATCCATTGGGTTGGTTGAAATATCTGTATCAGGAATGGTTCTAAGTTCTTGTAGTCTAGTCATTGTAAAGGGGGCATAGCCACCAATCTTACGAATGCTTTCTGCTGTTGGATCAACTGAGTCATAAACATCTTCATAAATTTCGGCAAAAAGATCATGAAACATGGCAAAGTGAATGCCTTCTACATTCCAATGATAGCCGTGAGCCTTATGATAAATGACATATTGATCTGCAACTAGTGACTTTAATGCACTAATTAGTTCTTCCATGTTATACATTATAGCATCCACTTTCTAACATTGCATTAAAAATAGCCCTATCTCGCTCAATACTTTCATATCTATCTGGGTTATCGTTTGTTGTAATGCTTTCAGCGTGATCGCACCCTATGCCTCTTACCCAACATGCTGTGCCGCCCAATTTTGCATTGCGTAAAAATAAATCATCATCCCCCCACCATAAAACAAAATCTGGATGAATAGCATATTCTTGATCTTTCCAGAATTCTGCTGCTACAACAAAAGCAAATCCAATTCTTTTTTTAGGAATAACTTCTTCTGCGTATGGCTCCATAGGTCTTGCAAGCAAAGATCCACCAGAATAGTTTTTTATAGATGGAGTATAAATAGCATTTCGTGATGGATCAATGGTTGCTATTGTATGGCCTGCATCCCTCATTATCTTTGACATATCAGCCACAGCATTTATTGGTAATCGAATATCATTATTTAAAATTGCAAGATTAACTTTATCGTCCATTGTGCTAGCCTGCTTTATCATATGATTCCACATATCATAAAGCCTCATTCCATCGGAAGCAACTAACTTTAATCTATCATCTATCTGCATACGATGATGAATCCATTTCGGAGTAATATCATCACTACCATTATCATAAACCCAGACTTCATCGACAGAATCACCCAAAAGCAAATGCTCTACTAATGGGGCAGTCCATTCTATTTTATTCCTTACTGGAATGGCAGCAATAGTTTTCATTTCAATCCCTTTTTATAAATATCTCTTAGTCTGTCTAGATTTTCTTTCGGAGTATGTCTATATGATGGATGATACAGATGATAATTACATCCTTTAGTCCATTTTGTCTTTCCTAATTCTTTCTCACAAATTATATGGAATGCGTTATCTTCTGCACCATATCCAATAAACTTCTCATCCATGCCGCCAATAAAATCCCACAATCTTTTTTTAATGACGTAAGCGCCGCCAGGAAAAAAATTTGCTGGCCTTCCTTGGAATGTAAGATTTTTAAAATCTATTTCATCTTTGTAAAACTTTTCGGTAGATGGCTCATCTACATATGCAAACTTATGATTTGGCTTTACCAATACATTGTTCACCCTTGCAGTATCTATGGCAGCATCTATTTGATTATAGGGAATGTAGTTATCTGAATCAATAACAACAGCGATATCAGAATCTATTTTTGATACTCCATCATTTCTTGATCCAGCCCTGCTAAAATTTCCGTTTATATCGCTTTTATCTCCAACAACTATTTCATATTTTTTTGAATAGTAGTCATACAAAAAATTAAAAGATCTTAGCCTATATCCACAGCCAGAATCTCTCCAAGGGATAACTATTTGCTGCATTACTTTTTCACAGCCTCATGACATAAACAATCACAATCTCTACTTTCGCATAACGTGTGCTGATTTTCTAAACAATACTTTGTCTTTCTTATGTTAGAAAAATCTATTTCTTCAATCATGACAGCCATATTTATTTTTTCATCAATCTTGCCACCCGTATAAAAATCTTTAAACTTAATACCAATCATTTCTTGATAGTCAAGATATTTTTGATAATCTGCTATTCCATATGTGCCAGTTTCTTTTGCCAAAAGAATATCCTCTTGAACCTTTTGAGAAGCAAACTCAATATCAGTCCAACTTCTTTTTGAAAAATTATCTTTCCATATCTTTGGTCTATCCTTCCTAGTGTAGAAGTGCCACAAAAGCATTTCATTGGGAGCATAGATATGCCAACCCCGAGTGTAGGCACGGAGAGCAAAGCATAATTCTTCTCCCATAAAAGATATTCTTTCATCATATGGAATTTCCTGTGTAATAAAACCAGGGGCAAAAATAAAAGCACCAAGAACTGTATGAGAATAGTGCGGCTTTGATTTATCTTTTATTTCTTGTCTATGTCCTGCCCATACGCCAGTAAATGTATTAACAACGCTTGTCCACGATGGCTCACTCCAAAAATCTTCGTCACCTATAGGAAAATTATCCTTGCCATTGGTAAAGACTTCGTAAGGAGCGGGAAACTGACTTAGAATTATCTTATCTGTACCCTGCTCTTTTTGACATAGGCCGATCATATCTTTTAATTTTGTATCCCAGCCTTTAGCAAATCTCATGTGAGAGTCTGTTTGAAGGAAATAGTCTTGTCCATCATATAGTTCCATTGCAATTTTTCTTGCATAACCAGCACCCTTGGCTTCGGTAAAAAGCATTTTATGCATTTTTACTTGATTGCCAAGCCAACTAAAATCTGGATGCTTTTTCTTATAGTCTTGAGAAACTATTCCAAAATATAAATCATCTGGTTTGTCGGCATTATCATAAATACTCTGAACTGTTTTAGGAAGTTCTTGATCACGATACGCTGCAATAGAAATAAAAATACTCATGATAACTGTTGACCGCCAGGCACATCATAGACTGGATCAAGTGTTACATTGATTCCATATGCTTCGATTATATTTTTAACCTTACTAAGATAATCAATACATCTTAGCCTTTCAAGATCTGAAAGGTGTCTCCAATGACTTTCATAAAACCTTAGTCCAATATATGGGGGATAAAAATCATATTCAACAACATCCATCATAAAGTCTGCTGGAACCTTTACAGACCTTACTTGCTCCTTGATCTTAGGCGTATATATCATGACATATCCATTGTTAGAGATTGCCATACATTATACCAATCATCTTTTGTTTTATGAGCATTAAACTCTTTATCAATATTTCCCTCTTTTAGATATACCCCGCCGTGAACTCCCCATTCTTTTTTAGAAACTCCAACGGCAAAGCATGTCTTATTTACTGGACATGACTGACAAAGTTTATCTACTGCCTTGGCTATAGCATGATCTTCTTCATATTTATCAAAGAAGAAGTTGGTATCCATTCCTAGACATTTGGCTTCATCCTTCCATTTTTGCATCGCTGCGTCCAATGTTTTCAGGAACTGCCCATCCCTTTTCGGTCAAAGGAAAGACCCTTTTCTTAAACCACATGCCTTTTCTAAATACACCATCAACTGATGAAAAGCCATTCGGATCTTTTGTATATTTAATAACATTCCATCCATCCCATTCAAGATCATGGCGTGATGAAACAATGCTTTCCATATAATCTAAATTTGTTACTACCATTTTTTCTCCTACTGAGATGTAAAAATAACTCGCTTAATACCTACTCGCTCAATCAACTTACTACAGCGAGGGCAAGGCTTGCTATCCCTATCGTTACCATGACGGTTTACTCGTGCAACATAAATAATTGCACCCTTGATATTATCCTCTCCAGCATCACGAATTGCAACCTCTTCTGCATGAGTAGAGCAATCAGTCTTGATATGTTCTGGAGAAACTATCTTTGGATGATTTCTATCCTTATTAAATCCAGTACCCAAAACTCTGCCGCCCTTTACAACAACAGCGCCATGAGTGTTTCTTGCAGTTGACTTTGTTGCAAGATATCGCGCAACACTAAGATAGGCAAAATCCTTTCTGCTCAACATGAAATCTCCTAGTATCTAAAGATTCCACACTCTACTCCCGAAAGTTCTGCCTGTGCAACCAACTTAGACGGTCGCTGATTCGGGGTAGAGAGAAAGGCGAAATAATCAAAATCTTCCATATGCTCTTCAATATATGAAGTAGGCACCTTAAAGAAACGTGTTTTAATGCCTCGTCGCTTTAATCCATTCTCTGAAAGATTACAAAACTCAGCGGTAAATGAATTAATTTGGGTAGGACCTACTGAATAGACGTTAAACTCCTCGTCATCAATTGTTGATAAAGCAACGCCCATTGCACGCATAAAGACGTTGTAATCAACAAATTCCTTTGTACCCTGAACAACGATGTTCATTAAAGTTTCCTTTCGATTGTTTTATTATTCTGCTAGAGAATCAAGAATGTATAGAAGTCTGTTTAATTCTTTGTGTGGCATATTCATAGTATCTACTGGTTGAGCGGAATCAAAGTCTGGATCTCCATCGTATACATCTGTTTCATACAATGTATTATGATACACCCAATAAGCCTTGTCGTCAAGTATTGCAACTCTCACAGATTCCTCATCGTCATCATCTATGAATTCTTCCGACATTGTTTTTGTATTATTTTTTATAATAATCAGCAAGGATATTACAGTTGCTACCCAAGGAATAAGCACTGCAAATATTTGCATACTCACTCCTTCATTTTATCATGAATTATGGATTACGTCTTGGAAAGAAAAAACCATCCCAAAATTCATGCTTGGGCTTTTTCTTTTTTGAATCAGATCCATTAACGACTCTACTGTTTCTATTAATGGTATCTTGATTGCTGATGCTTCCAGAACCATCTACTGGAGGAGTAGGTCCAGAATCTTTTATCTTATGTGCTTCTGCTTCTGGAACATTTGCATACAATGCTCCAACCTGTCGTGCAGCCTCTGTTCTTGTATCGTGTGTACCGACAACTCTGTCAGTACCCTCTACAACAACCTGATACTTGGAGCCTGATCTTCTAATTACCCAAGGCATAACTTCACCCGAAAAGGTGGTTCCAAGTTCTTGGTCCTACTGACTTACCATCAGCGTATAGCCCCTTTGACTTGCAGAAAGATGCAACGGCATTTTCTGTTGCTCTGTCGTATGTTCCGCTTGCTGTTACAGCAAATCCTCGTGCAGCAAGTTCTCTTTGAACCTTTGCAACTGAATCATTCTGCTGTCCCAAAGATAGCGTTGCCATACCTGGGAACTTATTTGATCTTGCTGAAGCGGCCTTGGGAGCAGTTACAACTACTTTCTCTTCTACAACTGGTTGCTCCACAACGATCTCTTCAATTGCTTCTTCAGCAACTGGGGAGGCATCCTCTACTGAGACACTGACCTCTTCAATTAAATCTTCTGGCTGCTCGGCAGCCTTGGAAAAACCTTTTTCACCATTAAACATGTTATCCTCCTAAAATATTATATCACTAATAGTCGGCAGGGTGGGGCTTGAACCCACAATCGTATTCCCAGTTTATAAGACTGGCGGCGTAACCAATTTGCCTACCTGCCGCTGCACTACAGAGAACTCATCGCAACGATATTCATAGTTACCATTGCTAGATTAATTATCAAAGAAACAATAGTCATGATTGATACTTCTGAAGTCTTTGATTGCTGGCTAATAGTATAAATATTAACTATAACAGATAGTGTCCATATTACTAAAGAGATAATAAGAAATGCAAGAATCATTTTTTCTCCTAATGTTGTGAATATTGTATGCCATATTGATGGCTATGTCAACTAGAAAATCCCAAAGGATGAAAGATATTCAGAAATATCTTTTGTTGGTGTTGGTGGCGTAATAATATCTTTTTGTTTTTGTTCGTTTGATCTGCTAATAGATTTCCAGTCATGGATTTCTATTTCTTGATTCCTATTACGAGGGGTATGGCTAATTGCATTGTATACCGCCCCACACATAGCGTCAGCCAAGTCCTTAGACTTCTTTCTAGGATGGTCAACCTTCTTATCAGAAACAATTCTTAACTCACCCATTTCCTCAAGAAGCAAATCAATATGAGGGGCAGCAACTCGCTCTTCATAAATAAGCATTGCAAGATCCTCGTAATGTTTCTTTGCTACTGACAATGTATCTGTTTTGATTCCTACCGTCTTAAGTTCCTGTTGAATATCAAATGACTGCCAACGGTCAAAAGTTACCATTCCGATATTGAATCCTTGTCGCCTAAAGTCTACAATCCAATTCTTTACCTCAGAAAGATCTACTGGACCTTCTTTACGAGGTTCCCACCACACTATTGCATCTACAATAACAAATGGAACAATCTGGGTATAGTCATTGAATGATTTTACTTCTACCCATTTCTGCACATGAGAAATTGCTACAGCGCACTTATCATGCTTTTGTGCAAGGTCAGCATGAAGAAAATAAATCTTATCTTCATCTGGGACAAAAGTTGGCTCTATTCTTTTATATAGATCAATTGGATTTCTCAAACTCATACATTTTTCAAGTTTGTCTCTTTGCTTAAAGAATGCATCTGATGCGAATGATGGCATACAAGCAAATCTTTGCATTGCATCTGCGTGATCGGTTAAGAATGAAATCTTAAAATCTTCAATGCTGCGAGTAGGATTTACGTCCCATGTCGGACGTTTAATGGCAAAGATTCCAGGATATCTATAAGAAATAATATGATCCTCTTCCCATTCAATTTCAAAATTATTTCCTTCTATATCAGGTGGGAGATCTGGATCAATAATAAACTTATGATTCTTGTAGATAACTTCTTTTTCAACAACAACATCATCATATCGCTTGGAAATAAAATCTCCTGGGTAACGAGGGAATGAAAGAAGAATTACTTTTCCATAGTCTGGAAAACGTGAATCAACTGACGCCTTGAATGCTTTATAAATTGCATCACCAGTCTTTGCGTTCTCATTGCCACTTGCTGAGTCCTGAGCAAAGCCAGAAATCTCATCAAGGATGGCAAGAATAAGATTTAGGCCCTCGTGTGATTCACGCTCTGAGTGGCCTGAATAGACCGTTATGGCCTTATCAAACTCTACGCTATCTGCTTTTGGATCGTACTTGCCAGCAAACCAAGGACAACGCTCAATCTTATTCTTGAATCCTTTAAAGAATACATTTCTAGCCTGCTGTGCGTTAATAGCAATATTGATAATGTCAATAGCGTCGCCAGGGGGTTTGCCAAAGTATCTCGCAGGATCTTTTAGACACATTAGTTTATAGACTAAATAAGCACAACCAATAGTTGATGTATGATCCTTCCCACTGCCTTTGCCACATTGAAGAATTACTTCACCCTTAGTATATTTCTTGTAATGTGCCCTTCCTTCTTTTTCACCCATAAATCTAATTAGATCTTCTTCTTTGTAGATCTGACTCATTGCTTCCACAAGATCTCTTTGAATTTGAGAAAGTTCTGGTTGATTCAAAAAATCTTCTGAATGTAAAAATGTTTCTAGATCTACTGGAGTTTCTTCAAATGGAGAATCATCTAATGCCTCCATAAAAGAACTAAAATCAATTGTCAATTGTAATCACTTCTTCGTTACCTGCCGCTGCTGCAAGACGACGAGCAACCTCATTCTTGCATCGTGGGCAGTCAGCGGAAACATCTCTAAGAATATTAATTAAAACTTCTTGCTTTCTTTCTTGTTCAAGAAGTTCTTCTGCTAATTCTTTATTTTCAAGAAGGCCAGCCTTTTGAAGCATGTCGATACGACGAGTTTCAATGTCAAGCACTAACTTAATTGCAGTTGTCTTTGCACCAAGATTTGAGGTTGTATTAGCATCCTCAATTACCTCATATGTTTGTTTAATAAGATAGTTATAGTGCTGATCAGCAGAAGCCAAAGCCTCTCTAGCACGACTTCTTACCGCTTCGCTATTGGAAGCCATCTGCTTCCATTCCCTAAGCATGGAAGATACTCTTGCACGAGGAATATCAAGATCTTTCGAAATTTCTGTTTCGTTTTTACCCTTGATATATTCTGCTGCTACTGCATTCACTTGTTCAAGATGAAGCATTAAGTCTGTCATTGTTCTCCCTAAAGGGACAATTATAGCAGTGGTGGGATAGGAATGTTGCCACCATTTTGAAATGTGTTCCTATCCCACCAAATACTACTTACATGGATACAAGTTGTACCATTCTTTAAATTTGTTATAAGTTGCTTTAGATGTGTATCGTGCTTTATGACGACCAGCACCGTCAATATCCCAAGGATAAAAACTCTTTCCACCTTGTGAAATCTTGTACGCTATGCTTGCGTTATAACTACGAGTTAGCAACTTCTTGCTATTCCACCATGCTTGCTTATGCCAAGCAGCATAGTTAAATTGAAACATTCCGTAATCATGAGTTGAAGAAATGCTATCAGCCTTTCCACCACTCTCACGCATTACGATAGCCCAGGAAATCCTGAGTTTCTTGCCACGGAATCCAGCATTGCTTAATACTTTAACAAGCCAGTTCTTGCATTGTTTTGGCTTATTAGAAGCCTGTAATACGACAGGCTTATAAATAGCCTCCGTCGCAATAGGTGCATTTGACTTAGCATACACCTGTTCAGTTGGAGCAGCACTAGCATATCCTGTCAACATCGACATTATCAATAGGCTAGCCATAATCCCTCCTACCAGTTCTTTTTTCGTCATTTGTTCCTCCTTGCGGCGGCAACATTATTCTAGGATAACATCTTTCTATTGATAGATGCC